CCAGCCCAAACGTTGAACCCCGGCGACCAACCGACCGGCGAGGCAGTGAAGGCTCGTCGCCAAGCGATGCAGGAATTGAATCCAAAAATCCCCGCATCAGTGACCGTCACGCCTTCGACTGAACCGTCCGCCCAGCCTGCTACGCCGAAGGCGAAAGCACGCAGCATTCCAGCACCGGGGCCTTACGGGACGCAGGGGAAAGAAAAGCGGATGGACGTATCCGACATGGTGAGGCCACTCGGGTCACTTAAGAAGGGCACACCGAGTGTCCCGAAGACAGGAATTTACAAATTGCACGAAGGCGAGAAAGTCACGCCTGAGAAAGACAATCCAGATAGCAAAAAGGGAGATCACATGGCAACGCCTTACGACATGATTACGGCTGGCAGTAAAAAGCCCAAGAAAGAGATCAAAGAGATGGTGCATTCCAAGTCCCATAACGGAAAGCACATCGTTACGCACAAGCATCATTCTCCGACGCATCACCCTGATGAGACGCATGTGTTCGAGGACATGCAGGGTGTTCACGATCACATGGATGCACACGACGCTGGTACAGATGGGGCGGCTCCGATGACAGCAGCACCGTCACCGATGCCGGAACCCGCTGCACCCAACGCAGCCGCAGGGGCAGCACCAGCCGCACCCGCGATGTAAGTTTACCCCACAGCGTAAATTTACTCGCCAGTAAATAAGGCATTAGGAGTAAATCTAGCACGGAGGAGTTGTGAAGACCGAATACTTGGATGAGTTGTATCAGAAGCATCTACACGACAAGAACTACCAGTATCGGGATTGCACTCCAGAACAAATCACAGAGATGGCGGTCGCCAGCGTTAAACGGCTGACGCCTGAGCATCGCGAGAAGCTGACGAAGGTCTGCAAGACTTACGGTCTTGAGGACGGCGAGACGGTAGCACGATATCGCTTCCTCGCCCAGACTAACCTGTTCTTCCTCTGCAAACTGCTGGAGAAGTACAAGGATACGACTGACCGCGAGTACGTCTTCACGGATGGCACAGTTCACAACACCCACGAAGAAATCTGCAACGACTTTTTCGTTCGCAAGAATCCGACATTCAAGACATTCAAAGAGTTCGCCATCCAGTACATCGATAAGAAGGAACGCCTCCTATTAGTCCCTCGTGGCGGCTTCAAGTCATCTATTGATATGGCGGACTGCGTCCAGTGGATCATCTGTTTCCCCGAGATTACGATCCTCGTGCTGACAGGCGTCCTTAAGTTGGCGAATGACTTCGTCGGTGAGATCAAGGGGCACTTCACGCTCGAAGAGGGTGGCACAACTGATATCTTCGGTAAGAAGCAGTTGCGACCGCGCAGGATGAATGACGGAACCCTTAGTCTATTTCAGGTACTTTTTCCTGAACATTGTATTCCTGCTGATGAGGGCAAAAGTTCCGAGTACCAGACTCCCGCCGTTGGCATGGTCGAGAAGGAACCGACCGTGTTCGCTGCGTCCATTGAGCAGAACCTTGCTGGATGGCACGTCTGCATTCAGAAACTCGATGACGTGGTGACAGAAGAAAACTCCCAGACTGTTGATCGGATGAAAAACATCAACAAGAAGGTCAGCATTGATCGTGCTATTCTCCACCCGTTCGGATTCTACGATAAGATCGGAACGTGGTACGACTCTGAAGATACGTACGGTCAGGACATTAGAAACAGGGACAAGTACCTCATCGAAGGTGAAGACTTTCCGATGAAGGTTTACATTCGTGCCGCGTGGTGGGCGAACGACGCCGCGAAGAAACTTGGCAAGATCGACGATGAGATGTTGGAGACGGATTACGAACTCTGGTTCAATGAGCCGGGGAACCCTCACTCCCTCGATTACAAGAAACTCCACGATCTTCGTAAGACCGATCCGTGGTTCGCGATCAAGTATCTGAATGACCCAACTCAGATGCACGTCATCAAGTTCCCGAAGGAACTGCTGGTGCGTCGGACAGTCAACGCGATGGAACTCCCCTCAACAGGGATGATTGTTACCTGCGTGGATACAGCCTACTCAACGAAGAGTTGGGCGGACTACACGGTCATCCTCACCGCTCTTATTTATGGCGGTCGATTCTACATTATAGACATGAAGCGGGGCAAGTACAACGAGTATGAACTCCCGCAGATGATCGCAGCGACGGCACTCCAGTGGCGACCGAAGCGCATCTGCATTGAAGAATCGGGCGCAATCAAGTACATCCAGCGAGAAGTCTATCGAGAGATGGACAAGCTGAAAGTTCGGGTTCCGATTGAACTAGTGCCGCTTGGACAGGGCAGCAAGCTGAACTCGAAGAAAGTCAAGGCAGGTCCAGTGCTCCGCTTCCTCGGAGACGACAGACTTCGGTTCATCAACACATGTCCCGGTCTGAATGATCTGTACGATGAGATGTCGAAGTTCGGGACCGCAGCCAGCACACACGATGACATCGTGGATGCTATGTCGATCCTTGTCAACCAGTTCTCGGATTATGCGGACATTGAAGGTAAGATGACTTCCGCCGCTCACGACTTTGTGCCGGACATGAAGGGCAAGTCCTTCTACGACCAAACATACGGTGACGGGAAGTACGCAAAGTACAACGCACATAACGCGGCGTTGGAATTTCCCGACATGGCCCCAAGTGAATTGGCACAACAGGCTGCACAAGAGGCATACGAGGCAACGCAAGACCCTCTGGGGGAACTTTTTAGTTGAGGAGGACAACTTGTACGTTTACGCACTCACGAACCGTGTAAACGGAAAAGTTTACATCGGCATCCATGAAGGAGAGTTGGCTGAGTATCTTGTCTTGAACTGCGGACGAGCACTCGGCAAGGCACGGGCAGGGGATAAGCCGCATTTGTATCGAGCCATTCGCAAGCACGGGCGAGAGTCGTTTGGGATTCGATCATTGGTTAACGCCATTGACCGAGAGCAAGCGGGATCGCTTGAAAAGTTTTTCATTCGCACCCTTGAAACTCGCAATCCTGAGATTGGTTACAATCTTGCGGAAGGCGGCACGGGCGGTGCGACTCGCTGGGGCAAGCACAAGCCTGAAAGTATCGAGAAGATGCGGTTGGCGCAAGTAGGCATACCTAAGTCGAAAATTCATCGACAACATTTGAGCACGGCTCGATTGGGTGTTAAGTGTCCTGAAGTTGCGAATGCAAACCGTAAACGTCGAAGTGCAACTCCGAGTTTAGGGGCGATACGAAACCGTCGTTACCGAGAACGGTTGAAGGAAAAATCATGCCAGATACTCAACTCGATAACGTAGGGATTGTGCCAGATGGAAATCCAAACGCACAAATTACGGCGCAAGATTTTACAGTACAAGGCGAACTTAAGGCTATCGATAAAGATTTAGCCTTAGTGGTTCAAAGCGCAGCTTTGGCTAAAGCCTTTATTGCGAATAAACAGTACACGCTGTTGTGGCGGGACGCAGACCTTCTGTACCAATCGCCCCGTCCAATGACGGTATACGAGAACACGTACGTTCTTGAACCGAATGTGCAGCGTTTCACTGTTGCGAAGGTCTGTAATGCGGTTGTACCGCAACTCTATAAGGGCCTGTTCTACGACGACCCTCCGATGCTCCTACGCCCACGTCCGGGCACGAGCCAGAAAGTCATTGATGCGAAGACAGCGATGTTTTCGTTCATCATGGATAAGTGTGCTTTCAAGACCCAGACTAAGTGGGGCCTTGAACAGATGGCACATCTGGGCACGAGCATTTACAAGTGGGGATATGACTGGCAAGAGGTGATCTCCTACAAACGCAAGGCGACGACACTGAGCATCGATCACGGAGACTCCGCGACAGTCGGTGCAACGACAGTGTTGCCGACTGACGCCCCGCCCGACATCACACAGGAAGTTCGCACGATCCCGATCCCATTCTTCGAGTGGCGTCCTCTGGACAAAGTTCTGGTCGATCCACAGTTGAGTGTCTCTGACATTCGCAAGGCTGGATGGGTTGTCGATGTCCGCTACATGGACTGGTATCAACTCGACGATCTGTGCAAGGCGATTGGACAGGCGAAGGCAGACGGCGAGCAGGGCGAAGCGATCACAGGTTGGCGATTGCCGACTCTCGCTGAACGCAACGCGATCTGGAACAACCCTCCGAAAGCACAGACTCTGGAGACAGAGCAGGCGACTTATATCGAGGGCGTTGTTCACCACGCCGAGCGCAACAACATGAAGTCTAGCCCTGATCCGCATCGGACCAAGCTGGAAGTTCTTGAGTACTGGGACAAGGGTCGTCAAATTCGCGTCCTGAACCAAGAAAAAGTTATCTTTGTCGGCAAGAATGAGTTTCATCAGATTCCATTCCTGTCCGCCAACTGGTGGAACCGGCCACGAGCGTTCTACGGCATGGGTCTTGGACTCATCGTCGGTCAGAATCAACGCGTCGATCAGGGAACCATCAACGCCATCCTCAAGATTTTGAGCTACGGCGTAAACCCCATCTATCTCCGCAATCGTACTGACGATGCTCCCACTCAGACTATTCGTACTGGGCTTGGCAAGATCATGTCTTGTACGGATGTTGAGAAGTCTTGGAAACTGCTGGAAACTCCGAAGATGCCTGCTGACATTTGGGCAGCGTTGAAGGAATCAGAACAGGCAACCGAGTCTTCATCTGGTGCAGATCAGATGCTCGTGCAGGGTAGTTCCGCAGGGCCGCGATCCTCGATGGGTCGTACGGCAGGCGGTGCAAACATCCTCGCTGGGGCAAGTGCAACCCGACTGGACGGTCCTCTCGACAACTTCATCGAGCAGGTATTCAAACCGTTCCTTGGCATCATTGACATGCTCGTGTTCAACGTCATGTCGGATGCATCGATTTACCACATCCTCGGCAAAGAGCAGGGTGGAGACTTCCTGAACGATTTCAACCTTCAGGACTTCCACAACGCCCAGATTGAGTATGAGGTGTTGGCTGGATCGTCGCTCGCCGCAAAGCGAACGATGGCACAGTCGATGGTTATGCTCACGCAGATTCTCGATAATCCACAGATTCAGCAGTCACTGGCTGACATCAACGAAGAGTACATCGACTTCAAGCCGATCATCGGCATGTGGCTCGAAGCCTCGGAGTGGAAGAATAAGAACGACATCATCAAGAAGATGACGCCAGCGATGATCCAGAAACGCAATGCGAACTCCAAAGCCGCCATGATGCAGCAGCAGATGCAGGCCAAGCAGCAAGGCGACCAACAGAAGTTCACGCAGAAGCAGGAACTGGAAGATCAGGCATCGGACAATCGTATCAAACGCGACATCACTCGTGAGGCTGCAAAGGCAAGCGGGATGAGCGAAGCGGTTGAAGGCGAACCAAGTCCGCAGGGTCTTGAAGGGCAGATGCCCACTGTTGTATAAAGCGTGAGTGTGCATCCTCATCTGATGCACCCCGCACTGCGGGGGTCCGTGAGGAGCCGCAGAGATAATTTCTTGGAGGAGAGATGATTAAGCCGAGCGATGGGCCAAATGTGTTCAAACCGACTTTCAAGCTGGACGAGCGGAAGCTGGGCATCATGGCAGCAGCCGTCAAGCAAGAATGGTTTGACATCCTCCAGCTAATGATGGAGGAGGAGATTCGGTTGATGAATATACGGGCGATCAACGCTGAAGACGAGGTCGAGCAAGTCAAATTGCTGCGACTCGTTAAAGCCGCCAGTATGTTTTACTCAGGCATCATGCAACACATCGCGGAGATCACTGCGATTGATGCTTACAACCAATCAGGTGTTGGAAGCCCTGACAATCCTGAAATTCCTCAGTACACCGAGGAGTTCGCTACGCCTGTTGAAGAAGAAAGTCAAATTTAGGAGGAGATATGAGTTTAACATTAGCCGATATCGACAACATGCCGTCTGCGGAGTATAAGCAGAAGTTGCAGCATGATCCCGCATTTGTGGCAGAGGTCGAAGCCCTATTCAAGGGTCCGCAAGCTGTGGCACTCGCAGTCCAACCCGAGGGTGAATCGATTGACCCCTCAATGCCCGACCGTCCCACAACTTCGGGCAAGCCCGTACAGACATCTGTTCGGGATCGCGTTGAGCGCCCTGTGGAAACATCAGCAACACCCGCCCCGACAGCAGGCGGTCAGGCTCCGGTGCCAGTCGCACCCGTGGAGTCGATCTACGAGTATCAGCCATTGGATGAGCACAATCGTCCGATGGGCGGGAAACAAGTCATCAAGTATCGCACACCCGATGAACTGACTCAGAAGTTAGTTGAGCAGAACACGTCCATCCTGCGTCAGTTGCGAAAAGTCTCTCGCGAGAATTTACGCAATACCCCAGCGGAGACTGTGTCGCCGGACGCCGCACGATACACAGTAACAGAATTGAAGCCGAAAGAACTGACCGCCGATGAGCGGTTTCAGATCACACAAGACATGAACGACCCGGAGAAGTTTGCTTCGGCTCGCGACCGTCTCCTTGAGTCGGCTGTGGGAGTTACTCCCGCCGAGTTGCGTCGGATGCTGAATGACCAGCAGATGACGATTCTGCAACTTCGGGCGAAGGAAAACTTCCTTGCATTTGCAGGACAACAGACGTTCCTTACGGGCGATCAATCGACCGATCAAGAGAACGCACAAACTCTGACGGATTGGATGTTCAAGAACAAGCTAGCACCAACCGTCGAAAATTTTGAATTAGCTAGTTCGAGACTTCGTTCAGCCGGATTGCTGAATGAAGCACCTGTCGTGCAACAGGTGCCCGTGCCGCAGCCTACGGCTGTCGTGCCCGTGGAGTCCGTGGTTCCGCAAGCGCAGGAACCTGTGGTCCCCGCTGCTCGGATTAGCAGCGAAGAACCAGTGCAACCAAAGCGACATAGTCAAGTACCGTCAGGCTTGAACGACCGAGTGTCTTCAGCCAGTGGAGTAGCAACAACCTCTGCGACGGAAATTTCTTTGACTCTTGCTGACATAGACAAGATGTCTGCCGATCAATACAAGAAAGCAGCGAGAAATCCTGAGTTCTTGAAGACGGTCAATCGCCTTGAAAAAGAGGCTGCTGACCGCCGTCGCCAGCGTGCTGTCTAAGTCTAATTGAAAGGTTAACACAATGAGTTTTTCGCCTTCTGGCAATCAACTTTCTAACCTCCCTCAGTCCACGGTTTTCGCCGTGATGCCAAACTAAGGTCGGAGATTGTCGAAGGGAATCGTCGTGATTGGAAATATTACGACAAGCGATTCAGGGAGAATCTTAAGGCTCAGACGCCGTTCGTCGCGTGCGCTGAACGCCTTGACCTCCCGATGAAGAGTGGTAATCAATACGAAATGTTTATGTATGTTCCGCTAGCGGCTAACACTAACCAGACTACGGAAGGTACTGTGGGTTCATCCCTCAGCGTTTCGGTTTTGACAACCACGGCAACAATCGGTAGACTATACTTGCCGATGTTAAAATCTGCTAAAACGGTGGAACTCTTGAAAGAGACAATACCGTGGTAAGGTCAACCCTGTTTAATAATCCGAGAGGATGGGTCAAATGAAGAAAAATCACGTTATCTATCTCGCAGGGATTATTGATGGCGAAGGCTGTCTGATTATCTCGCGAAGCGATAGAGGGTCGTACGACAACTATTACGGTCGAATCCATGTGAAAAACACGGATAGACGATTGATGAAATGGTTGGTCGAGCATTTCGGTGGGAACATTCATGTTCATAAACCGAAATCTGAAAAACATTCAATCGCATACTCTTGGTACTTTTCAGGTAATGCAAAGTCGAAGGAAATTTTTCTCCTTAGTCTTATGCCGTATCTGATAATTAAGAAAGAGCAAGCGAAAGTGTTGTTGGAGTTTTTTCGTCTGAGCGAGCAGAAATGCCCTGAACTCAGAGAGACTCTATACCAGAAAATGCACAACCTTAACAAACGCGGACCTACCGTAGAGACTGATATGCAGATGACAGAACAAGATTCTGTTAAGATACAGCCCGAACTCACGGGTGACTGTGAGCGCGGTGCAACGGGAACGTTGCAACCCTAAACACATTTGGAGTACGCCGA